TCGGTACGGTTGCCCTCAAACTAAAACTGGAAGATACCCTCGCTCCTTTCGGATTCAATAAAAAAGATAGGGAAGACTGATGAAACTACCCAACTGGCAACACCATTCTAAGAAAGAAGCAAAGCGCACCCTGAAACCTCAGGCACTGCGCCAAGCAAAGAAGCGTCGTGCTGCTCTCAAAGCAAAACTACTCGCTGCTTCGGTGCTGCTGGTTGCAATGCCTGTTAGTGCAGAGAGCATTGGTGACCGCAGTAATCGTCAAGCATATCAATCTCAAGGAGGTTATGCTCGTGAGGAAAAGTGTTACAAGAATGAATACCGTGAAGAGTATGTTCCTGGCACGTCACAATCTCCTGGATATGTAAAGACTTTCCGAGAGCGAGTCGCAGTTCCCTGTAACAATCACGTCTACCGTCGTGATGATGCTCCGCAAAAGCAGCATCAAACCGACGACAATTCCTGCATTGAAGGTTCTATTCTTGGAGGAATTGCTGGCGGTGGTCTTGGTGCTGCTGCTTCCCGAGGTGATGGACGCTACTGGGCAATCCCTCTTGGTATCGTAGGCGGTGCCATGGTTGGATGCCAAATTGATGGAGGGTGACCCCCCAAACCAAAATCGACCCTTGATTCCCAAAAAGGCGGAAAAATTTCTCCGCCAATTTTTGGGTTTCTAGGGTTTTTTAGTATCCAGACCCGCCAGAAGAACCAGAACTACTGCTGCTAGAACTTGAGGAACTGGTAGTTGATGTTGTAGTTGATGTTGTAGTCGTGGTGCTAGTTGTAGTGCTAGTTGCTACTCCTGCAGATGTTCCAGTAGTGGGACCATTATCAAAGGATGTTACTGTTTGTATACTAGCAGTTCTTGAAGCACTACCAATAATTGCCCCAGCTGCATTATTAATAAATCTAGAAGAAACATTCAATTCAGTCTTTTTGTTTCCGTTGGCATCAAGTTCTGGATGTGGATTATAATCTAGTAATTGAGCCATTTCTGATTGCATCATATCGATAATATATGCATTTGGTAAAGAAATGAGTCTCTTTTGTTCATTTAGATAATATTCGTATTCATAGTTAGAAACTGGGTATCTAGATTCGTCAGAAGTCTTTGTCGTTCCATCAGGCATTACGGCAATAAAGTCTTCCGTTACAGTTTCTCCTTCTTTAATGTATACGATATCATTAAAAAGAATTTCATTAGTTTCATAATGATGTACTGAATCAGGATCTTCGTATTTGCTGTTTACGTAATCTTCTAGATCCTCCTGTTGTTTTGGCCATTGTTCATAAAAATCTGTAATGTTATTAACCAGGAGAATTGCCCAATCTAAATGAACATCTTTGTATAATCGATACGCTAAATCAGATGGTTTTTCACCATCTCTGATTGAATACGCTTCAAAAAAACTTGTATATTTCTGTAGATCATCTCTCACCTTTAATCTACGAAAAATGTTTTTTACAAGACGATACTTAAAACCTTCGTCGGCATTAATGCCTTCGCCAACATATACATTTGGAAAGTAAGAAAAATAAGATGCCATTAGTATCCTTTTGCGATGTCTCCTTTAGTGACCAGTTTAAGTTCAGCAAAAGTGAGACCTAACTGGATAGCGGGGACTTGTACCATTTCTCCGCTAATACTTTTAAATGAAGTGTATTGACCATCAGGGGTGTAATTCACTTGAATGCCAGTGCATACCGAAGGATGAATTTTGAAATGCATAAAGTCTTTATCTTCACTTCCACCAGTTCCATCAGGTTTAATACGAATAAATTTAATATCAAAAGTGTCTGGAACATTGAAAAATCTAGCACCACTAAAACTTCCAAGAGCTTCGGCAAATTTCGTAACTTCTCCCCCGTCATCTCCCGTTACTTCAACGCTAGCATCTTCACCATCAATTTGGGGAAGACTACCAAATTTAAAATAGTTGATAATATCTTTTACACGTTTTGCCTCATTTTCCGATCTGGAGAGAAGTTTAAAGGTAAAATTATGAGTTCTAAAATCCATACCCTGAAAAACTTGCTCTTTGAATGGGTTGAATACTCTACCTTTAGTCAATGCTTGAATAGAATTGGCATCAATACCACCTGCAAGACCACCAGCCTGAGAAAGACCATTCACAACTTGTGCCATTGCACTAGTAGCAAATTCGGGCAGTGCTCCTTTAGCAGCTTCGCCAATAACACCTGCCATTTGACTCATGTCATTTAAATCAGTACCAAAAGCACTCAGTGCAGCAACACCAGCAATACCTAAGTCAACTTGTCTATAACGTGGCGCATATCCAGTGTTGAGTTGTTTAGGCATTGCTAAATATACTCTATCCTGATTTGGTTTTCTTTTTTCAGTATTTCTGCCTGCAGGGAAAGAAAATCCTCTATACCCAGTATCGTCATAAGCAACAGAAGATCTTTGGAAGGCAACATAATCAATTGCTTCCGTTGCACCTTCTGCATGAAGTGCATTTGCTCCTGGGACAGGAGCTGCTGCTGGGTATCTGTAGATTGCCAACTTTACACCTAAATACTGTATGACCTCTATGTATTTATGAGATATCAAGGTAAGTATCGTGTTTCCTTTCCAAGGAAGTACAAAGGTGATGCAAATAATGTGATTTACCGCTCTTCATGGGAGTATAAGTTTATGAAATGGTGTGATATTACCCCTTCAGTCGAAGAATGGGGTAGTGAGGAGATAACAATTCCATATATTTCTCCTGTTGATGGAAAACGGCATCGGTATTTTCCTGATTTTTATGTTAAAATAAACAATAGGAAATATCTTGTTGAGGTAAAACCATATAAACAAACCCAAGAACCTAAAACGCAAAAGAGGCACACAAAACGTTATATTAATGAAGTCGTAACATATGCTGTTAATCAAGCAAAGTGGAAAGCAGCAACTGAATTTTGTCTTGATAATAACTGGGAGTTTATGTTAATCACAGAAAAGGAACTTAAAGTCTAATGCCAATACCAAATAAAGAAAGCGCAAGATACAGTTCTCTACAAGAGTTCATTGGATTCTTTAAGGATTCTGATAATAATCCCAGTTTTAGCAATCTGTTCTCAGTGCATTTTGCAACACCGCCAATGCTCAGAAATCAAACTGAGTCTGATATTTTTGTTACTGAAACTGGAGATCTTTCTTTATTACTGGATTATTATGCAAAGAGTGTAAATCTTCCCAGTAAACAAATTACAACAGGACAAATTACTGATGTTGGTTCTGGATTTAAATATGCGACTGGAACAGCATTCAGTCAAATTTCCATGACATTTACTGTCCCTCGTTCTCAATTAACAAGAAACTTCTTTGAAAGATGGACTAGATTGATGGCAAACGATGGTAATCAATACACAGATTTTTATTTAAATTATTGTTGTCCAAAGGTAGTAGTTTATAAATGGGAAAGAGGTGGCGGTGATGACGTTTTTACAGATCCCAAACTTCTTAGGTCATTGAGAGAATCTGGAGTGCAGAATTCTTTATTTGCTAGGAAAAATAAATTGACCGCTGCCTGGGAACTTAGGAACGTATTTCCATATAATATTGGTTCTGTTCAACTTGATAATGGTCAAGCAAAAACAATGGATTTATCCGTTCAGTTTTACTATGAGCGTTATCGTTTTTGGACCGAAAATGAATTTGATGATAGTGGTCTTACTGGCATCATCACTATTCCCTCTGGCGCAGACGCACCTGCTGGGACATCTCCAGTTGGAGGAACCGATAACACTACAACTCCAGATACACCTAGAAACACTACTGCAAGAAGAAATCCAAGAGCACTTCTTGACCAGAGACAACTACTTTCTGGAAGATTCCTCTCATCTGGTGACCAAGCATAAATAAAATTATTGATGTGAATTTCTATGGCATTACCTAAGTTAAATTTACCTAAGTACAAACTAAAACTGCCTTCTGATAACAGAACTGTCAACTTCAGACCATTTTTAGTTAAAGAAGAAAAATTACTTCTTCTTGCAACTGAAACTGGTGAGCAATCTGAAATTGCTACTGCAATTAAAGATATTATCAAAGAGTGTACTGATATTACCGATGTAGAAAAACTGTCTACATTTGATATTGAATATTTATTTTTGCAAATTCGTACAAAATCTGTTGGTGAAACTGTCGATGTTAATTTGACATGTACTGATGATGGTGAGACTCAAGTTCCAGTTTCTATTCCTCTAGATGAAATCAAAGTAGTAAAGACTAGAGGACATAAAAAAGAACTTAAAATTTCAGATGAAATTGTTGTTACTATGAAATATCCAAGTATGGATGCTTTCGTTGAAATGAATTTCAGTGATGGAAGTGAACTTGATCAAATTTTTAGTATGGCAGCAAGTTGCATTGAAACAATTGCTGATGAAAATCAAGTTTATGATTGCAATGATACACCAAAAGCAGAACTGTTGGAATTTTTGGAGCAAATGAATACTAAACAGTTTCAGATGATTCAAAATTTCTTTGAAACTATGCCCAAACTTAGTCATACTATCAAAGTAACTAACCCCAACACTGGTGTTGAAAGTGAGATTGTTCTTGAGGGTCTTGCGAGTTTTTTCGCGTAGCACTCCTTCACACCAATCTCCGTTCTTATTATGAAGGGAATTTTGCACTAATGCATCATCATAAATGGAATATTGATCACATCGATAATCTAATGCCTTGGGAAAAGGAAATTTATGTGAATATGTTAGTGCAATTCTTAAAAGAAGAAGAACGTCGCATGAAGGAGCAACAAGCAGCAAGTGGCTAAATTACAAGTCTATAAGTTTGTAAACCCAGGATCTTCACAAACGAAGGATTCATCAGTCGCTGCTGCTCGTATTCAAACTTTAGCATTAAACAGAATTGGACAAACCATATCCTCCATTGGATCGGTTGTAAGCGATATCGAGAAAATTTCTATCGCTCAGATTAAGAATGATAAACTCAGAATTAAGGCGGAAAGAAGAAGAGAGCGTAGG